ATAATTTCTGGACATTATTAGGTAGTGTAATAGAAATGGGCGGTTGGGCTTTAATATTAATAGTTGTGGTTCCTATGTTGTTTTCATGGTTATTGCCGGGCCCGATTCAATTCAAGAAGAAGGACAAATCATAAAAGGAGATTAGAAATGGCTGCAAGTAGAAGGCATGCTGCTGGTGAAAGTCGCAGAATGACAAAGGCGCAATGGGATGAGTTGTCGAACAAAGACAAGTATGATCTATATTCGGGGTATAAGCCGAAGAAGGAAAAAGAGCAGGGGAGATTTGCTGGTGGTAAGGAAACTCCTGCGAAGAAAGCCACGTCTCCGGCTGCTGCCCGCTCTAAGGCTATGGCAGCTAGAAAGGCTGAGACAGCTAAGAAAAGGGGTACTGGGTCTCGCACTGGGGCTTTAGCATCAGCTAGAAAGGCCGGAAGGAAGAAGGCTGCGAGTAAATATGATCAGAGTGTGCATCAAGTAGGGGCAACTAAAAGCAAAAGTAAACATACAAAGAAGAGCGCTCCTACAAGTTCTTCCAGATTTCCAAAAGGCGGAGGCAGACGATCAGCTAGAGCTGGGAGTAGGTTTACCTCAGATTATTAGTAGATGTATTTTCTTTTAACTAGGTGTAATCAAGAGGAGTAAATTATGGTACGTTCAATGTTTTTAAATAACCCACAAGTTCGAGCTATGGACAGATTCTTTGAAGCTGCTATGGGGAGAAACTTAGGACCATTCGCGGTTATGGATCGAGTTCTCGATACTGTAACTCAGGAAGCAAAACCAGAAGACGGGGCTGAATTCACTGTTTACAAGATGGTTCCTGTTCGATATCGAATGGAATGTCAGGAAGATGGTTCTGTTCATTACAATATTGTCGAAGATAAGAAAGAAGAAGAGTAGATACTTACTCTTTCTGTTGTTCTTCTGCAGCAGTATTGTTTGTGCGGATTTGCACGGAGTTAGGTCTTCGTTCCTTCTGGGGAACATATGGAAGGATAAGACAAGTACCTCATTACTGTACCTCTCTGACTCTTGGTCAGCAGAAGAAAGGAAGCATCATAGGGACAGGCTATTAAACAATGGTGATACCCATATAGACCTCTATGCAAAGGCTACCAGAGGGCATTTGGCAGGTGGTACGGTAAACCCTAACAGCGACTTCCTGTTCAGACTGAGAGAGTTACGCGCAGAGGGATTAGAGCCTGTATTGTGGTTAATACCAGAGTCAAAGAACGGTGACCACAAAGCATCAATGGCTGAACACTTTGCCTTTATAGACAAGACAGTCTCAAGCTACAATAAGGAAGCATCAGCCTACGTTGTCTGCCTTGAATGCGATGAGATGTTCTCTCCTGCTGAAGTGAACCAGATGGTGAGACACATCAAGAGCAAGACAGATAGGCCAATAGCAGTTCACTTGGCCCCCGGAGTTGGGGGATTCAAGAGAGACACTTCATATTACGCAGAGGCTGATTATATCTACTTGCAGTTTGGTGATCACCTGTCTGGGGATTATGTGGCTGACACAGAGATGGCAGTAGCCATGCTGAAAGAGGCAATGAAGTTGGGTAAGCCTGTTGTTGCTAACGAGTATTCTCTTTATTCGGAAGGAGCGCAGGCTAAAGCCCTTGGTGATCGGTTATGCGCTGAAGGGGCTGTTGGGACTGGTAACGGCAGGAATATTAATTTCTGTGGTCAGCTTCCCGATAAAAAGAAAACTGATTATGCGCCTATAGCGCTTGGTGCTATTGCGATTGCGGGACTTTTTATGATTGATAAAGGACTTCCTGTTGTGATGGAATATAATGGTGATTTATCTGTTGAGTATATACCTAGAACAGGATTTGGTTTTAAAGCTGAAGAGGAGAGAGTTTTGATAACACGCAGGTGGGAATTCTGATGGCTCGTGATTATGTTCTTGAGCGTAAAGCTGAAGGTGTTCAAAGAAGAAGGGATAGGGCTGGTCGTAATACGGCAAGAAGAAGGGCTATTGCATCTGGCAAAGTAAAGAAAGGAAGTTCTAAGGATGTTCATCACAAAGATGGGAATCCTAAAAATAATTCTCCTAGTAATTTAGCAGTGGTATCAAGAGGTCCAAATAGAAATAAAAGTCCCGGAAGACCAAAAGGAAAGAAAGATAGTAAGCCGAGGAGGAAACGTGGCAAAAAGTAAATTTGCAACTTTGTGGACACCGATAATGAGTCGTCGTGTAGAGGCTCTCTTTGATCAGGGTGGCGCTGTTGTTGAAGCTGCTCGTCTTATAGGCATTGATCGCTCCACATTTCATAGATGGGAAAAGACCACGGATAAAGAGAAGAGCGGTTTTAGAGAGATTGCTAGAGTGGGACGAGAAGCTGCTGAGGCTTGGTGGTTGAGGCAGGGGAGAGAGAATCTTGAGAATAGGGCGTTTAACTATGGCGGCTGGATGATGAATATGCAGAATCGCTACGGGTATTTTACCTCTCACGGGAAGAAAGAAGAGAAAAAAGAAATCGAGCATACTGGAACTGTAGAAGTTAAAAAGAAAGTTGATGTCGATACTATTTTAAAGAAAGCTTTAAATAAAGGCATCGAAGAATTGGAAAAGAGTATACATTAGGGGGTGTAATGGTTTCGACAGAAAGAAAAGTTAACTCCCTTTCTGGAAGCGGGTCCGATTCCCGCCACCTCCACCAGAGGATTTAATGATGGCACGTAGAGAGATAGGTGTGGCTGTTGATATGCTAAGGGGTAGGAATGAAATGGCGCGAGAATATGGAGCTATGTATGATCCAAGATATTCTGATTTTCCTAGCACTGGAATGAATATCGGGTCTCAAACTCCTTATGGAGGACAGTGGGGAGGAAATTATTTCGGATCAACATATTGGTTGAGTTCTCCTGTTATTGTAGACGCTGGGGTTACACAAGCAGACGTTCTCGGCAATTGGGGGCCGACTCAAAATTATGAAGGAACGCCTCTTTATCCTTATGAGCCAAATGATCCTAACACTCCTCCCTCTTTTGATTTCCTTAACACTGATCCTCGATTTATGACGGGTGAAGGACCGTGGGATTCAGGAACAAGACCGGGTTATTATGTTCCGGGAAAGGAGACTGATGAATACGTTCCTTTTGATAATTATGAGTCTGTTCCTCCCATTCAGACTGATCCGGGCGTTTATCAAAATGAGTTTGTCCCTTCTCAAGACAGGGAGCCTCCAGCCGTTCCAGTTATAGAGGGCGGTCCGGATAGAATTCCTAGTTGTCCTATAGGATATACATATGATCAGGATATAGGAGCTTGCGTGAAAGAGGCGATCTCCCAAAAGATGCAAGGATTAAACGGGGAACAGAAATTTAAACTTATTAATGATCCCGGCTTTATGAATGTTTATTTACAAAAGAAAGCTGGTGGAGCAAGTCAACAGGTTGCCGGAATTGAGCAACAAGAAGCCCTTGGTGGGCAAATGGGGAGAACATAATGCCAAGTCCCGGTGTTCAGAGAGGTGATGTTAGTATTGGCCGTGGCGGGGCAAATCAAGATGTAGACCCTTTTGCTGAATTGTCAGCTATAGAGGCGCAAAATAGAGCGACGACTGATAGAACCCAAGACCCGTCTGCAGTTCCTACTGATGCTGACATAATAGCAGCAGCTTTGGGGCCAAGAGACAACACAGATTTAGAGGCTTCATATCCTACTGCGGCTGGTAACGCTTACTCTAAACTAAATGCAGAGGTTCCTAGACCTCAAGGAATCGGGCCTGAGCCCGGCTCTCAAACTGGCGGCGTAGATTCTCAAGTTGCTTATAATGAGGCTTCAAAAAGTTACTATGGGCATCTCCCTAATAATGCTGGAGTCAGAGACCCCACAGGATTAGGGAAGGAAACAAAAGAGTTTATGGACGCTGCTAAAGGAAAAGAACCAAATTTGGGAGATAAATTTGGCGATTGGTTTGAACAAAAATCAATGTATGGCGCTCCTATTAGAGCATTACAAAACGTTTTTCCTCAGGCTCATTTAGACAGAACGGATCATCCCGGCCATGCTGCCTTTCCTCCCGGTACAAAAGCGGGTGACCCCGGTGTATATGGAATGGTAAATTTACCATTTTTTGGAGAGGTTCCTTACGGGCCGGGGGTTGGTCCTGCGAATGCATCTGGAGCCTCAAGAGTTCCAGAGGATGTAAGTGCCGGTGGAGAGGATTGGGCAAACAGAATGAATCCCGGTTCATCTTATTATTTCGGATCAACATATTGGTTACGCGATAAACATGACTGGGCTAAGAATCTTCCGGAAGAAATTCTTCAGGCTGCTATACAAGATGGTGAAGTTTATAGAGCTTTAATAGAGCTTGGCGAAACAGTAGGGGAAGAAGGGATTTTAGAAATGTGGGCGAAAATGCTCGATGCCGGTTAAAAAAGTAAAAGGCGGCTACAAGTGGGGGAACAAGGGAAAAGTGTATCCCTCTAGGAAAGGGGCCGAGCGTCAGGCTCGTGCTGCGTATGCCAGTGGCTACAAGAAGAAAAAATAGGACGCAGTATGTTGCCTGTTATAGCAAAAAGCGTTGAATATAAGAATAATAATACAATCGCTGCTAAAAAATTTGCTGAATGGGCGCATACTGCGCCCTTTGATAGAGTCATTGAAGCTTATGCCGACTGCCATGGTGATCCTAATATTGATGATTCTTTCATTAGGACTCTCGGCCAACTTGATCGTTATTATCTTGGGGTGTTCCTTTGTAATCGCCATGATATGCTCCATCCGTGGATTTATGAAAGATGTAGAGAGGTAGAGTCTGCTCCAGATAGTCACTTAGACTTGTGGGCAAGGTTTCATTATAAGAGTTCGATAATTACGTTTTTGGGTACGGTTCAGGAAGTTTTATGTAATCCAGATATCACGATAGGGTTGTTGTCGTTTTCTGCTAGGCAAGCAAAGCCTTTTCTACGTCAAATCATGCAGGAATTTGACTCAAATGAAAAGCTTAAACAACTTTATCCTGATATTTTGTGGGAAAAGCCAAGGCTTCAGGCTCCCAAATGGGCTGAGAATGAAGGGATATGCGTTAGGAGATTTACTAACCCGAAGGAACAGACTATTGAGGCCCACGGACTTGTGGATGGCCAGCCTACTGGA